TTTTATAATTAAATTTAAATTTTTTTAGCATAATACTCATAACCTCCCCACTCAACACCTTCCTCATCTGTAAATGACGGTATTTTTACTTGAAAAAATGTTAAATCACTTTTTAACTTTTCTACTTTAGCAAATATAGTTTCTGCCTGTTTCAAAGTATAATTATCGTAAATATCTTTTGCCCAATTACCAAGATAATACATTTTTTGACTACCTGGTAAGTTTGATGGTTTTGTTAGTTCAGTTAATTGTATGATTGCCTCACCTACACGTGCTTTGATGTAGGGATCTAGTTCTTTCACTTTTCTTCGCATAATATATATCTTTCATTTTATAAATCCAAACCAATTGAATTTAGTTTTGGTCTAAAACTGTAAAACAGTTTGTTATGATTACCTGTATCACCTTTATTAGCCATTTGATAAAGGTGTACCATTTCGTGTCCTAATGTGTCCACAAATTCTTTTTTGTTATGATAAAACGGCAACATTTCTAAATGATATGCTCTTGTGCCTTTTCTTTTCCACTCCCAAGCAATGACTTGACCATAACAAAACTTTTTAGATTCATCTTTGTAAATCTTTTTAATTAATATGTCATTAAATGGTGATAATTTATTATTAAAAACTGCTTTATTAATAATTTTAAAATAATGTTTAATATCTTTATAAGTCGTTTTATATTTTTTACGACTCGACAATTCACGCTTCAAAATCTTTTTTACTCTCATAGTTTTATCTACGACCTTTCTTGGCATTATTGTCCTCTTTCCTTACTAGTTTTAAAAAAAATCTTTTTATATAATCTAAAACTCCTATGAATAATCCTGCTAAGATTATTACTTTTATCTCCATAGGTATGGATATAAAAAATTCAATCACTATTCACAATCCTTGTCTTTAATTTTAGAATCTTTTAACAACAAACACTTGTGTGTTTTATCTAATTCTAATCTTAATTGTGTCATCATATTATCCATAATATAAGGTAAGTATTGTTGTAATACACCTGTCATCTGTATAGCAAATTGATGACCCATTTTTTGTAGTTCACTTTCTAATAATTTAGCGTGATCTACGTTAGTACCGTTTACAGTAGATTGTATCACGTGACCTATAACTGCGGTGTTATAATCACTAATTTTCTTCTCATCTGCATTTGCTAATGAGGAAAATACCCATAGCATACCTGCAAATAATATATTAATTAATATCAACTTCTTAAACATAATGTAGTCCTTTCACTTTATTAATCATAATATATTTATATTAACACACTTTGACTAGGTAGTCAAGCGAAAAAAGTCGTTGATTTTATTGAGGTTTTGAGGGTACGAAGTGTCGCACCCTCGGAAAAGACGTGTTTTATTGAGTGATTCTTACGAAATCATCATTCCAATTAAAGGTTTCTTTGACCATAGAAGCGGTAAGACCTTTATAAACATTATTTAAGTTCTTATTTTTGATTGCTATTAGGACTTCAGCGTCTTTCTGTTGTAATCCTTCAAGCATTTGAACAAACATAGTTTCTTTTTTTAGTTTGTTAATTGTGTTATTACCACCTTTTACAAAGTGATAAAGTTTTCTTGCTTCTGATAATAAACTTGTATGTTCAGTACCAGCAGGTGCCTCGTTTGCAATATAAGGTGGGTTACCCTCTGGTAAATCCCATTCTATTTTAGGATCAAAAGCTGCCTTTAACAATTGTCTAATTGCTGGATTGTCGTATTTTTTTAATACTTCAATCTTTTTAGGTTTGTCTTTTGCGTTATTGATTTGTGTAAAAATCTCGTGTACTAATGGGGCACCTGAACCCTCATTGCCGAGACCTGATTTTAGGTTTCTTGTTGCTATAGCCATAATTTCTCCATTTTAAAAGTCATTAATCTTATCTATCAAAGACTTCAATTTTTTATCTATAAAATAAGGTAACAGTAGCGATCTGTCTTTTACTTTATAGTTCTTATATGTATTTATAATGTTTGTTTCTATCGTTAATGGTATTTGTGATAAGTCTATTAGTTTCTTATTTCTATTATAATACTTCTTTGTTTCTACACCCAATGGTATATTTTCTATATCTATCCATTCTTCTAATTGTTTTGCTCTGATAGGTTTTTGTCTTTCGTTTCTTACAAAGATTTCATCATCACTTAATATATTAGGTACACCGTCTGATCTATCACCTTTAATAATTTGTTCTCTTAAAAACTTAACAGGATCCTCTTGTTCACCTATGTAACCTTTAAGCAAAGGCGACCATTGATATACATTACCATAATGTTGTAGTTGTACAAAGTCTTTATCACCTGAAACAATTAAGTATTTACTTTCTGTTTGTTGTTTAATTAATGTAGCAATAATATCGTCTGCCTCGGAGTTCTCTACATACATTACCACATAAGGAAAGTTCTCTTTTAATTCATTCTTAATTTCAGTTATAACATTAAAGATATTATCCCAATCAAAAGGACCATCTTGTCTTGCCATCTTTCTACTATGTTTATAATGAGGAAAGAAATCTCTACGCCAAGGATCACCTGCGTCTGAACACAATACCATTGTACCGTATTCTTCTTTAAACTTTACATTGAAACCTCTTAATGAGTTTAATACCATATGCCTAATCATTTCTTTATTAGGTTTTACATCACCTTTGCCTCTAACTTGTGCCATAAGGTTTGATATTAAAACTTGATTAAGGTCTACGAGTATCATAGATATTTCTTTTTATACCATTTGTAAAATGCTTTATCTTCAAAGTATTCTGCAATGTGATTGGCAGGAACCTGATCACTACGAATACAATCTGCTATAGATTGATATTCTTTTTTAGAGATAGTTACTCCAATGTTTTGACTTTTTATTTTTGAGTTCATCTTTTAATACCTTAATTCTAAATTTATTACCGTCTATTGTAGTATTCATCCAACCACAATCTTGTGGTTCAAATATTTTTTTAAAATACTTATTTGTATTTTCTAATGCTTTGATCTCATTTAAAATTTGTGTTTTATTTGCCATATTTACTCCAAGATTTGTCTAGTACATAATACCAAACACCGTTAATCATAGGTTCTATAATTGCGTCTGCACCTGCTAATGCCCATTCAGCACCTGTTATTAATCTATTACAAGTCATAGCAATTACAATGTGACCTAAAGTGTAAATGAAGGCACGACCAATACTTGTGCCTATTATACTTCTTAATGTATTGTATATTCCGTTTTTAAATTCTGTCATAGTGTGGTGGGGGCGCCGAAGCGCCCCTATTAATTATGCACCGTAAGCAGTATTACCGAATAATGCTTTTTGACCAGCAGCGATAACAGCTTTTGAAGGCGTACCGACTCTGTAAGAAACACCTTTTGATGATCTGTTTGTGTAAATCATCACACCTTGGTTTCTTAATTTACCAATCATTGAAGTTGGTGATCTAAGATCAAATTTTTGTCTTAGTGTTTTCCAAGTGATTTCTGCACCTGAATTTAAAAGGTTTAATACCTTTTGTGTTTTAGATATTTTAGCTCTTGCCATTTTATCTTCTCCTTTATTATTAAATAAAAATTTAAACATTTGTTTAAACTCCTTTCACATTGACTATTTTACAACCTGTTAAGGCGATTGCATTTGCAATTCTGTTAATCATCTAAATGTCCATCTGGTTCAAAGAAACCTGCCGTATCATTTAGGTCTTTTAATTCATTTTTAATATCACTACTAATAGGTTTAGGTGTTTTCATAGGTACATCTAATACTTTTGAATAATCTATCTTTGCTGATAAATTACCATTTCTACTAGTTTTTAAATCGACTATTTTATCTGTTAATTGTTGAGCAGGATGAGTTAAACCAAAATCTCTATAAATCATACCACGCATAACATCAACTAATAATGCTAAATCTTTTGTAAATACAGGTTGTTGTGTTCTCATTGCTAAATCTACAAATCTTTTTAATAAGTCCATACTAATATCATCAACTGCCGTTTCAACAAATTTTTTAGTTTGTTGTT